TCCCACATGACCGCCCAGAGTTCTCCGATGCGGGTGTCGATGTCGAGCTCCAATCGGTCGATGCGCTTAATCGTCATGGTGAATCCGGCCCCTGTACCGCTGTTGGTGAACCACCGTCAGTCCGATGGTGCGCTCGGTTCACTTCCCATGGATGGGGGCGGCCTTGGGGGCCGGAGCTTGTCATGCTTTCTTCGTCCGCTCGAGCTCGACGGTGCGCTGCACCTGCCATTCCTGCCAGTAGCGTTTCGTCTCCTCGTCCATGTCGAGCGAGTTCTTCCGCCCGTATTTGGCGCCTTCCTCGATGGCTTTCTGGTGGCGGGCGAACATGGAGCGTAGCCGTGGCATTTCTGCGCGGATTTCCTGACAGGATTCCGACCAGAGCTTGTCGGCGAGCTGCTCGCGGGTGGGCAGGTCGCTCAGCATGTCCGCGACGACGTCGATGGTCATGTCACCTTCCTTCGTATCGGAGGATATAGACGGCGAACAGGACGAGCAGGGCGACGACGAGCCATGCGAACGGTGGCAGGCTGGTCACGCTGTCTTCCGTTCCGCGCCCGCGAGATAGAAGTAGGCGCGGCGCATCCACTCGGCGTCGCGGTGGTTGCTGAGCTTCCAGTTGCAGGAGCGGCAGAGCAAACCTCTGGGGACGTCAGTAACGTGGTCGTGGTCGATATCGAACCGTTCCCATTTCTGGGTGTGAACGTCGAGTTTCCTCTCTTTGCGGCAGATGCCGCAGCGGTTGTGCTGTAGCTTTAGCAGCCGTTCGTAGGTGCCGTCGGTGCGCCACTTGCGGCGCATGGCGGCGTGCTGGTTTTTCCGCGTCTGCTTCACCGGCTGGTGTGCCACATCAGGAGGAACAGGGCGACCAGCAGCCCGAGCGTCGCTAGAAGCCACACGCTATACCCCGCTTCCGGTCCGTGTCGCAATCCCGGCACCGCACAGAGGTTTTCCACTTCAACCCGCCGCAATCACACACGTCGCGCTCGGTGCGCCACCGGCAGTTCGTGCAGTGAGTGACGCCGGGGGGGACCCAGTGGCCGCGGGCGCATGTCCAGCCGTTCGGGTGAGGGCGGCCCATCAGCAGGGCCTCGTTCCGCCGTTCCATGGCGACCAGTCTGTGCCGTGGCTCGACACTACCCAGCCCACCCATACCGAGTAGGCGGGGTCGCTCGCGACACGGGCCCAGTCGAACGGGTGATATGAGGCGCGGTGAACCTGGAACGCGCCGTGGTCGTCGGATGGTGAGTCCGCCGCCGGGTTCCAGCCTGACTCGCGTCTCGAGTAGCAGAGCGCGTGCTGCACGGCGGCCCAGCCGGCGGGCTTAAACGTCTCGCGGATCAACGCGCGGACGAGCTGTTTCATCTCCGGGCTCGCGTCGCCGTAACGGTGGGACCGGATGCCGCCGTGCGCCGCGACGTACCGGGCTTGTTGTTGTAGCGATCGGCCCGGGATTGCATTAGCTGACAGGGTTGTTGTTGCGAGCACGAATAGCGTGACGGTGAGTAGACGCAGGACGTCTCCTGTCCTTGGTGGTTCCTGCCGGCGCGGTCGCGGCGGGTTGGATGGGAGCGCCACCCTGAGGAGAGAGCGGAGTGTCGACGCTCGCGGGTGGCGCCCCGCGAGGGAGACGAGACAGGCGGTGGCCCGACTCCCTCGCGCGACGTCACTCCTTGTCATCCATCCAGAGCCGCATATCACGCAGCAGGCGCTGTAGCGGCAACCTGATCCGCCAAATAAACTTGCGCTGCTGGTCTGGTGTCATGGCCTCGTAGTGTTCTAGGAATGACTTAGGTTTTGTCATTCCGGGTGTCCTTCCCCGTTGGGGTGAGCTATGGCGAGCCACTCCCGCACCGCCCGCTGGCGTTGCGCTACTACCGTCCAGTCGATGCTTCCGTCTCCTGGATCGGGAGCCGGTGTTTCGTCGAGCCGGGTGGCGAGCACGTCACCGGCACGAACCAGGGCGTCCCGCTGTTCGAGAGCCTGTAGCAACTCCAAGCAGCGGTGTTCGTAAGGGCAGTAGCCGCGAATGGATGTGTCGTCGGTCACGGCTTCTCCGCAGCGGCCACCGCGTGAAACAACTCAAGCGTAACGCCGAGGAGTGCCATCCCCGCGAACACGCAGAACAGCACGACGAGCACAACCATCCACCAGCCGAACTCGTCCCGGATGTCGCCGAAGAACGCTCTCACTGGACCGCGTACCTGATCGAGATCGCCAACGCGCTCACGGCTTCTCCTCGCCAAGCAATACAAGAGCCCGTTCGGCGTTATCGCAATCCGCCGCAATTGCATCCATAGGCCCAACTGCTTCCTCAATCCATGGAATAAGCAGGTTGCGGATCGCGCCCTTTATCTGTTCTGCCTCGTCGGCGGTCAGCACCACTGAACCCGGAGGAATCAACTCATACAGCGCCTCATAGTCGGAGGGATACACCGTCGAGTTTGCTTCTATCCAATCCTCCAATAGCTCCCGGATGCGATCGGAGCGGTCAGCCTCGGCGGTCACGGCTTCCTCTTTGTCTCGACCACGCCCAAGATGAGCCACGGCAGAACAGACAGGAAGATAATCGCGGGCACCGCTAGGGCGCTCACGCCTTCCACCACCGTCTAGACGCCAGCCAAAGATCCGCAACAATGACAACGGCGGCTAAGGCAATACCAACCAACACAGCCCCGATCCACATCCAGGCGGTCACGGCGTCTCCTCGCCAGCCAGGGCAGCACGAGCGATTTTCTTGAGAATGGCTGCGTAGATCGTGGGAGACTCGGCGATCTTGGCGAGGGCTGCCCGCAGCCTGTCCCGCTCAGCCGCTAGCCGCCTGCTGCGCTTCGTCTCCTCCTCCGCGTGGAGTTTCCAGCGCATGACTGACCGTTTCGCCTCGTCCCGCTCAGCCCCCAACGCACGAACGCGCGCCAAGCTTCGGTCATGGGCCTCGCCAATGAGCCGTGTCGCCCCCCGCGCCCTGTCCCGTTCAGCCTCCAACTCGGCGACATTGCTCTTCCATGCATTGCCGCGCGCCCGAAGGTGGTTCGCTTGGTTCTCCAGCTCGGCGATGTGGGCCAACGCCCACGCATACGTCGAGTCCGGTCCGCCCCACTTGGCGTATTGCTCTAGCTCGGCGATGCGGCGGTCTTTCACGGCTTCCCCTCGCCAAGCAACGGCCCGAAGTCGGGTGCGTCCACTCCCATTTCCCGTCGTGTCGGCTGCGGGATAAGCCCACCGTCCGGCTTCTCCTCGCCAGCCAGAGCCGCACGGGCAATCTCGCCAATCCATGAGCCGCCACCGTGCGCGTCGATCTCGGTGAGGGCTGCCCGCAGCCTGTCCCGCTCAGCCTCCAACTCGGCGATGGTGGCATCGGCTAGCAGACGGCCCATCCGCAGCTTGTGCCGCTCAGCCTCCACAATTTCGGCTGCGTCCATGCATTGACGGCGCAGGATTCTTTCCTCGTCCCGCTCAGACTCCAACTCGGCGATGCGCTCCAACTGCCAGTTCACCATCTTCGTCAGATCGGAGACGCGAGCCCGAAGCTCCAGGATCGACGCCCACTGCTCCCGCGCTTGATCACGCTCGGTCACACGAGCTCCTCGGACTGCCGTAGCGCGAGGTTCTCCCGGGCTCGTTCGACCTGCCGTTTGAGCCATTGGTCGTCGCCGCGGTTGTCGTCGATGGCCTTGCGGACGCCGTCGAGGTCGACGTCTAGCTGACCGCAGGCAGCTAGCAGTTCTTCCTCCAGCAGCGATGAGCGCAGCGACTCCGGCTGTGTCTCGGGCGGCTTCCCGAACGGGATCACGTCCGCGTCACGGTGCACGCCGAGGTCAGCCACCGCCGGGAGAGCAGCCGAGGAGGGTAGCGGCGGCTTCGGCGGCGACTGCCTCGGCGCGTTCAACACCAACGGAACCTCGCCGCTGGCAAGCTGCTTCAACGTCATCGACGGTAGGTCGATGACGGGGACGACGAACCGTTTGGTCGGCTGCCCGGGCTGTTTCTTCACCCGCTGCTCGATACGGAGCACGGCCTCGATGAACGCATGCTCGCTCGCGGCGCGGACTAGGAGTTCGAGCGTGCCGGGGAGTTCGGTGGCGGCATTCCAGCCGTGCGAGTCGAGGCGCCACACGCCGAGCCCGGGGATGTCTGGGAGCATGAACGAGACGCGCGTCGTGACCTGGCAGGTGCGGGCGTCTTCGCCCTTGTCTTCGACGTCGGCGCGGCATAGGCACGGCTGGCTGGTCAGCATTTCGGTGACGCCATCGCAGCGTCGGTCGCATCCGCCCGCCGACCATGACTCGAACCATTGGCTCCAGGTGGTTGTCGGTGATCCGTCCGCGTCGGAGTAGACGGGCGGCAGGATGATGTTGAGTTCGGCCGTGTCGGTTGCGACCTGCCAGTAGCCCTCGCCGTCGGGGGCGTCAGGCCACGGCTCGACGGTGCCGCCGTACTTGTCGGCGATCGCCTCTGCGAGCGGGCGGCTGGCTGTGGTGGCGCGGAACGTGTCGCGTTTGCGCGGCTCGCCCTTCGGTCCTTTCTCGCCGAGGCGGAACCGGCCTAGTTCCATCATCCGACGTTGGAGTGAGAGGATCGGCATTACAGCACCCGCTCCTCGATCTTCTCCAGCCTGCGTTCCATCGCCCGCACGTACACGTCGAGGTCGGCGAGTTGTGCCTGCGTGCGCTCGATCTCGTGGGCGAGTAGCATCCCGACCTGGCGTAGCGGCTGCATCATCGCGTCGCCGATCTGCTCGGCCCAGTCGTCGATCGGTGTGGTGGTGGTCACACGTCCTCCTAGTAGTTGGGTGGTAGGTCTGTCTGTCCGCGGGCGACGGTCGCGATGCCCAACTGTCCGATCGCTTCGACGGCGTCGTCGACCGACGCGCTCTCCAGCGTGGACGGGAACGAGCCGAGCAGCACCGACTTGGACGTAGCTTCCTGCCAGCGGAACACCTCACGGACGAACTTGAACGCGGTCAGTACCTCCTCGTCGGCGCGCACCTCGATCAACGTGTAGTCGCCTGTCTCGGGCAGGTGCAAGGCGAGGCAGCCGTCTACTTCCGGCATCGGCACCGCAGAGCCGTCCGGCGCGGCGATAAACTCGGCCGCCCGATATGCCGCGAGTTGCAGAGCGACGTCCGGGTAGATGTCCTTGCCGCCTGTCTTGACGTCCATCAGGTATTTCCGGCCGTGGATCGTCACGATCGCGTCCAATGTTCCGGCGTAGGATTCTGCGAGGTTGAAGCAGCTCGCCTCTGTCATGCCCTCCTCGTAACTCGGATCCCAGTCGGCGAGGAACCGCTCGAACATCGCCATGCGCGGCTTGATCTCGTCGGGCCACGGCGGCGTGGGCTTCCCGAGTACGTGCGCCTCGGTGGCTTCGTGGACGGCGGTGCCGATGTCGGCTTTGCGGTCGCGGTCGCGGAACGAGGCGTTCTTCAACCAGTCGAGCGCGCCGGCGCGATCCACGAATCCGTCGGGGCTGGGCTCGAGCAGCGTGCCGAGGCGGGCGTAGTTGTCGATCGCGTACTCGGCGGTAAACTTTTTCGCCCAGTTGATCAGCGCGGGTTTGGGGAGTCCGCCGCCGATGATCGTTGTGACGCTCCAGCAGCGTTGTCCCTGCCATTCGTAGAAGCGTTGGCCGGTGCGGAGCGTTGTCTTGATCGGGCTCACGTTCCTCCCTTAGTCCGTTCGATCTCCAGTTTGGTTGGCAGTAACCTGGCCCCGCACTCGGGGCAGACGAGCACCGGCGCCATGATGCGCTGCCCGTTTTTGACCTCGACGCTGCGGCTCTCAACGGTGGCGGCTACGCGGCCGCATCCTTCGGTGTAGTGGCCATTGAAGTCGGTGTGGCCTGGGCAGTCGAGGACGATCGGGGTCACCACTTACCCCACAGCTTGTTCCACCCTCCGGCCCGCGCGATGGAACGTCCGACGGCGATGTTACGGCCGCGGCGGGCGATCTTGGTCGGGCTACCGGAGGTGAGCGCGCGAGTGGTGGCGCTGATACGCGCTGCCTTGAACAGGGCGGACGTGATGCTCACGCTGCCTCCTTGACGTACTTTGCGATCGCCAGCCTCATCTCCATCGCGACCGTCCGGTGGTTGTTCTTCGCTACCTGCTGTAGTCGTTCAAGCAGCGACGCGCTGAGCCGGAAGGTGTAGCTGGCGTTCTGTTGGGATTCTTTCACTCTTGGCATGTGTAAGACAATGTAACACATCTACAGTGGGTGTCTGGTCGCCTTAACACAAAAAGCCCGCCGCCCCTGACCCGAAGGTCGAAGGACGGCGGGCGGGAGACGTGAACGCTCTAAAGATACAACGTGCCACGCTGGCTCGCCAGGAGCGCGTAGTCCGCGTCAGGCATGTTCTCGAGCAGGTAGATCGACAGGCCGGGCGTTAGCCCGTACCGCTTGGCCTCGGAGCACCGGCCGAGCGACACGGCAAGCGACGCGTCCTCGAGCCCGGTGACTTCGAGCGTCCCGTGGACGTAGCTGAGCGGAACAGCCCGCTGGTTCTTATAGGTCGGGTCGTGGAAGTTGTCCTCGGTGCCGTGCTCCTTGAGCCAGGCCATGTTCGTGAGCGGGTCTGTCCATATGCCCGAGTAGTTCGGCGAGCTGTACCACTGCGGTGCGACGCGGTAGCCGAGCCGGCGGGCTGACTCGCGCGGGTTGAGGCCGCGGCCGTTCCAAATCAGCGAGTCGTTGAGGCTGTTCGTCGAGACGCAGAGGCTCGCGTGCGGCAGCGCAACCCGGACGGCTTTGAGTAGCTGCGGGAACACGTCGGGGTTCTGCTGGTAGGCGGCCTCACAGTCGAGGATGACCGGGTCGAGCCCGTGGGCGTTGACGATCCGAGAGATAGCGAGCGCGTCCGCCGCGGGAACGCCGGCCCAGCAGTTCGCCCAGCACCCGACCTGGATGCCGTGCTGGCCCGCCCTGGCCTTGAGCGCGTCGATGGTCGCGAGGTTGTACGGGCCCGACGCGTCGTCACCGTAGAGCACGGGGATTATCCAGGCGCCGCCGATCGCAGCGAACGGTGCGAGGTCGCCGAGGTTCTCCGCGGTCGCGACGAACGCCCCGAGTTTCTGCCAAATGGTCATTGCGGCCACACGTTGATCTTCATCAAGAGCCACGCTACGACGATGAGGGTGAGCGCAACGCCGGCGACGGTACCTAGCGCAATCCAGAGCACGATCATCGCCGGATCAGCGCCGGGATCCCGAACACGAGTAGCGCCGGCAGCGCAACGAGCAGGGTCGGGACGACGATCAGGATCACCCACCCGGGGGTCATCGCGGCAACGCTTGCAGCGCCGCGTTCAACGCCGTCAAGTCGAGGCCTCGCTCGGTCTTGCCGTCTCGGAGTTCTTCCGGGAACACGATCGCCCACGTCTCGTCGTTGTACATCTCGTAGAACGGCCGAGTCATCCCCTGCCGCTTCGCCCACGTGATCGCCCCCGCCTCCGTGGCGGAGGACGCGCCGACGATCGGCACGTCGTGGCCGCCCTCGATGTACCCGTTCGGGTCGACCGTCCACGGCTTCCCATCGTCGAACTGCTGCATAGCGGTGTCGGGGAACTCGAACCCGAGCTCGGCGGCGGTGAACCAGAACGTGACGAGCATGAGTTCCGCCCAACTTTTCGGCTTGACGGACACGTAGGCGCCGATCTTGTGTCGGTTTCCGTGCGAGTCGAGGGTGCCGACGTTCTTGCGGAACTTGAGTGCGGCCCGCACCTCTGTCCCTTGGTCGCTGTTGTCGTCCCCGATGATATAGCCGGTGACCTGGCTGTAGTCGGCTACGACCTCTTTGCCGGTGATCGTGACAGGGTGGCGGGCGATCTTGTTGACGAGCATGGTTTCGTGGGCGGCGGCGGCGAACACGCAGTCGCCGCATCCTTGGAAGCCGGGCTCGACGCTGTCGTCGGGGCCGTTTCCGAGCATGTGCCAGTCGGGGTAGTCGCCGCCGTGGCCGAACCGTGTGGGCGGTGTTTTGAGCTCGACGGGTTGCGCGTTAAGGATCATCCCGAACGTGATGTCGCGCTCGTCAGGGACGAACGGTTTTTTGCCTAGCCGGTTCATTTCAGCACAGCGGTCTTATTGGCGACCTGGAATACGGCGGTGACTGCGACGACGGCGGCGCCGAACGCGGTCAGCCATTCGGCCTGGGTGATGACATTGTCGCCGAGCGCGACGACGAGCGACGCGATGCCGGCGGACAGGAACGCGACGACCGCCTTGATGTAGCTGTGGGCTGGCCCGTTCTCGACGAACCAGACGACGCCGCCTGAGCCGAGGACGCTGCCGATAGCGACGAGCCACTGCGTTGTCGAGAGTGTGGAGAAGGAGTGCTCGGGGCTGGTGCCGAGCCCGGTGACGAGCGCGCCTACGGTTGCGACGACGATGGCGATGATTGCCTTGGCGTATTTCATGGTGCTCCCTTCCTCAAATTGCTTTGCCGATCAGGACGCCGGCGATGACGAGGCAGACGACGATGACGATGACGGCGGTCAGCATCCCGGCAGTTTCCCGGCGGCGCGTGTGCGGCAGAAGAACGTGTCGAGCGCTTTGATCTGCGCCACCTGCTGCTGCAGCACCAGCACCTGACGCTCGAGCACGGTGATCCGTTGATCCTGCGACGCCTCGACCGGGCGGAGGATCGACGGCGCCTCCTGGTTGATCTGGTTCGACACGTCGGCGTGTGTGAGTTCGCTCTGCCTGATCGTGGAGAACAACAGCGCCCCGATGGTGATAAGTAATGCGGCGCCGCCGATGATCGCCGTACGACGTCCCGACGTCTCCCCGAGTTGCGCCGACAGCGTCTTTAGCTGCTCGTCTACCTGCTCCTCGAAACGCTCGAACCTGTCACGTCCGATCGTGTGTACCTGGAGGTCGGAGGCGGTGTTACGCACGTTGCTGATCTCGGCGTTCGCAGAGTCGCGTACGTCCTTTAGCTCGATCTTTGTCGCGTACGTCTGCGGGAACCCGCGTAGCAGGTTGGAGAGCGACCGTCCCGCCTCGATAGCGACGGCTTCGACGTGCTTGATGCGGTTGCTCATGTCGCGGCGGAGGTCGCCGACGATCCTGTCCGTGTATTTCTTCCCTTTAACGTTCATGGCCGGTGGCTGACGGCAGTCGGCACCGGCCGCTACTCGACCGCGATGGTGCCCTCGTCCTCACCACCGCTCGAGCCGACGACCTTGATGTGCGACTCACCGACGTAGTCGTGACCGAACGTCACAAACGCCGTCCCGTGGTTCGGTGGGTTCTTCTTCTCGACGGGCTCGGCGCCACCCTGCGCGGCCTGCACGCTGATCGTGCGTCCCTTCACAGCTGCCTTGTCGTAGCTGAACAGCACGAGCTTGCGTTGCCCTGTCTTCTCTACTGCCATTTCTGCCTCCTTAGACGTTGGGCCAGTGGCCCCTGACACGCGCCGCCGAGGCGACGGCGCAGATGTGGTCCTTCGCTGCCTGTTCCCCGCCCGGATGGGTTACTCCCATGTGTAGGTGTGATCGACCCGGGTCGTGCGGCCAATGTCCAGAGTGTCCCAGGATGCAGCCGGCGGTGACGCGGTGATTGAGTAGCTCGTCGATGCGATTTTCGAGGTGGGTCGCGAAATATTCGATCCCCGAGGACGTCGTGAGGTAGATGTTCCAGCCGTAGATGCCGGGCGCGACCTCGCCCTCGGCTGGGTTGTGTCCGGATAGCCGTGTGATGGTGCAGGCTTCGGGGGCGATGAACCGTGTGCCTCCCATGCACATGAAGTCGAGCGCCCAGTTGTGGGGGATCCCGGCGGTGACGTGGAGGTCGCTACGTGGCGGCGCCGGGCCGTGCCATGTCGACGGGTGCGGGTAGACGAGTTTCCCCATGCGGGCCTTTCTAGTAGAAACTACGGATATCGCATGTGTAGCAGGTGTTACTCTTGGGATATGAAGCAGACACGGATAGACCTCACGGAGCGGGAGTGGATCGAAGTCCGCATCCTCGCGCTCGACGCCGGACTTACGCTTCCCGCATACCTCGCCCGCCTCGTCCGCGAGGCACTGGGCATGAAGGAGGACAAGTGAAACTTACGCTCGCAGCGGTGGCCGCAATGGCAGCGCTCGCCGCCCCGATCAGCGCCAACGCTCAACCGTCCTGTCACTGGACGCACTTCAAGCGCGGCGACACCACCTACTACGTCCAGACCTGCACCGTCAAGCGCCACGTCGTCAAGCACCACGCGACCAAATGGAACAAGGCAGGCCCGGGCACTAGCGCCGTGAAGCCGCATATCGGCTAGATCGTCACCACGAGGTCACGATACAGACGCCGTCGCCGCCAGCCCCACCAGCACCACCAGTAGTACCGCCACGACCACCGCCCCCACCACCACCGCCGTAGGAACCTCCTGCGCCACCGTGCCCGCCCGTGACGGTGGCGCCGCCGCCTCCGCCGCCGCCCTGCCCTAGTTGCCCCTTGTGGCTTCCGGGGCCGCCGATGCCACCCGCCGCCGTGCCGCCGTTCGCGGCGTCGCTCGCGTTATTCGTTCCGATATCGCCGCCCGGGGCGCCAGCCAACGCCGCGCTACCACCACCACCGCCACCTCCGGCGCCGAAGCTAGAGGCGCCTCCCTGGCTGCCTGCCGCCGCGTTGATGCAGCCGCCGCCGCCACCGCCGCCCCACGCGCTCGCGTAACCGATCGCGGCCCCTGTGCCGCCGCCGGATCCGCCTCCATAGCCAGGGTTAGGGCCAGCGGCGGCCGTCACGGTTGTCAATGGGCTGCCCCCGAACCCGCCTGTCCCTGTGTTGGCTGCGCTGCCGCCGCCCGACAGGCTACCGCCGCCACCGCCGCCAGCCGCGTCAGCGGCCGAGCGCCCCTGGCTCCCACCGCCGCCACCCGAGGCATGAACGTAACGATTGGCGACGACAGTCCCCCCGAACGCCGAGTAGGTACCGCCGGTCCCGTCGTTGATCGCCGCCCCACCACCACCACCAGCGCCGACGTGAACAGAGACAGTGGCAGCCAGATCCACCGCCCGGAACTTGTGGACGCAGCAGGCGCCACCGCCGCCAGCGCCGCCGCCCGACCCGGTACCAGAGAAGCCGCCGCCGCCGCCGCCGCCGGGCCCGATGCACATGATCTCGACCCAGTCGGCCCACGTCGGCTTCGTCCACGTACTGTCACCAGCGAGGAACACCTGCACGTCGGTCGGGTTCTGCAACGTGTCAACCGGGGTGATCATGGCCGTCGTAATCGTCCCCGTGTACTCCGCCGACGCCTGGTTCAGGACATACACGTAGGCGCGTACGACGTAGCCGGTCGGGTCGGCTGGCTGCGCGTTCAGCCCGTCGTTGACCGGCCCGGCCAGGACGCTGACGGTGCCGCTAGGGTCGATGACGATGGTGTCTATGCGGTCCTGTGTCGCGTCTGCGGCGCCGATGGCGAAGTTGCCGGCCGCGACGGCTGCGATCGCGTTCTGGTAAACGACCTGGCCGGCGGCGACGTCGACGCTCATGTTCGCGCCCGCCCCTCGTTGGGAGACGGTCGGGTTAATCGTCGCCCCGGTTCTCTGCAAATAGACGCTCATGGGTTCTCCTTACGGGCTCATCTGCCAGGTCACCACCCAGTCGTTCTCGGTGATCTCGTGCCGGATCGACCGGAGTTTGGCGGTGATCGAGATCCTCGAGCCGCCCCCGGCGGGCTGGAAGTTGAACGTGTACGGGACGCCGAAGTCTGCGGCGAGCACGACCGGGAACAGGTTGGCGGGGTCTCGGAGCGGCCGGATCACGATCTGCTTGAGCCGGTAGGCACTGAGCCCGTTCAGTGACGTGGCGATCGACGCGGCGACGGTCTGTGCGGCGCCCTGCGTAGTGGCGGCGGTGCTCCGTGCGAACGGCCGTGTGCCAAACTTGCCGCTCGGGTAGTTCGACCCGACGTTGGCGGTGACGGTGTTCGGCTGGTTCTGTGTCCACGGGCCAGACGGGCCGGTCGCGGCGGTCAGCTGGACTTGCGTGTACCAGTAGCCGCCGCCGACTCCGACGTCTGGGGTGACGAACGGGAGCTCGCCGGCGTTGTCTCCGAACGTGCCGCCGGACGAGCCGATGGCAGTGAACATCGCGTGGGTCGACAGCACGCCCGTCCTGTCCTGGTAGAGCACTTGCGCCTGTCCGTTCGCGACCTCCTGCATCGCCGAGAGCACGTCGACGCCCTGGTACACCTGCCCGGCTGTTAGCAGCTGCGATCCGGCGGCGAACGACCGTGTCCCGGTGGGCCAGCCGCCCGCGTTGGCGAGGTCGGTGAGCCTGGCTACCGCGGTAGTGGAGATGTACGCGCTCGAGACAATGTTGGTGAACGAGAGTGCGCCGAAGCTCTCGATGCAGTTGGCTTTGACGATGGCGTCCTTGTCGAGCGTCCAGTCGGGCACCCAGTCCTCGGCCTGCATCTGGATCTGTTGGTAGGCGGTGGCGGTCGTCGGGTAGTAGCAGGTGACCCGGGCCGGGCGGGCGGGCACCATGTTCGCGTTCGTCGTCGGGTCGTAGGTGCGTGTTCGGCTGTTGAGCGTGAACTGACAGGTGCCGGGGCTGACGGTCTGGAACTCGTCGTTGCGGCCGCGCTCCCACACGAGCCCGGAGGCGAACCGCACGTCGCCGGTGACGTCGGTGTAGGACGGGGAGGCGGCGTTCCAGTTCGACGTGAAGTCGACCTCGACCTTGACGAACGCCGACCCGGCGTTCTTTAGCGGCTGGACGGCGGCCATCTAGCGCGGCAGCCCGGGGCTGCCCCACCGTGTCTGTTCCCCGAGGTAGTTCTGTACGGAGCGGCCGACGACGCGCCCGTCGAGCTCGACGGTGGTGTGGAGTTGGATCGGCATGCCGCCGCGGGCCGGGATCACCGTTTCGTTTTTGTGAAGCATGGCGAGCCCGTCGGCGAGCGCGACGCCGCCGCGGGCGAAGTGGACGGCGTGCGAGGTGAGCTGCTCGACGAGCGAACCGTGGGTGTTGGCGCCGGTGCCGGAGCCGCCGAGGCTCGAGGCGATCAGCCCGCCGAGTTCCTGGCCGCCCTGCGGCAGCCGGGATGCCGCCTGCATCCAGGAGATCTGCTGGCCGGGCGTGCCGGGCTCGAACGTGATGCCGGGGTAGTTCTTCTTCCATGCGTCGAGCATCTTCGAGTCGACGATGCCGCCGGACGCGCGCCATAGCCCGCGACGGAGCGAGACGCCGCCGACCCTGGTTGCCCGGATAGCCGCCCTTGCTTGCGCCCCTGGCCCGAGCAGCCCGGCGAGAGCGGTGCCGATCGGAGTCTCGTTTCGGTCTGCCCCATAGTCATTGAGGTACATCGCTGCTGCCCGGTACTCGGGTACGTCCGGGAGTCCGGTCGTCAGGTTCAGTTTCGGGTTCTTCCCGAGTTTCGGGAGCACCGGTCCGCCGTCCTGGAAGTGCCCAAACCAGTTCAGGTGGTTGAGCGCTGGCAGGCCGATCTTGCGGGTGGCCGACGACTTGAGTACGTACTCGCCGTTGTGGAGCATCGCGAGCCCGGCCTTCGTCTTGCCGCCCTCGGCGTGGTGGGGCATGCTGCCTGCGCTCGTCGACGGTAGCGCGGAACTGGCGCCGGTCAGGTTGTTGATCGCCGAGATCAACTCCTGCATCGACTTGTTCAGGTCGCCCATCGCTCCGACGAACAAGGTCTGGGATGCGTTCCAGTCCGACCCGGCCTCGACGGTGCCAGGCGTGATGCCGTACTTCTTGAACAGAGCGTTGATCTTCGCTCGGATGGCCTTGACCTGCGCCTCGGTCTTCGCCCCAGCCGCCTGACGCTCGAGCCCAGCCAGTTGCTTCTCGAAGTCGTCCTTGTCGGCTTTCTGGCGTTCGGCGAGCGTCGCGGCGTTGGCGTCGATCTGCGCCTGAACCTTCGCGTCCGCGATCGCCTTTGCCGCATCATCTATGGCCTGTTGATCGGCGGCGAGTCGCTTCTGGTAGTCCTCCGGCGTCTCGCCCGATGTTGGCCCGGCGCTGGTGTCGGCCTGTAGTTGAGCCTGCGCGGAGGCGAGCGCCTGCTGGCGCTGGGCTGCCGCAGCCGCATCCTGCTGCGCTTTCTGCGCGTCCTGCTCCGCCTTGAGTTTCTTCGCGAGCGCCCTGGTCTTCGGCGAGCCGCCTCCGGCGGTGTCGAACGCCCCCGCAGCCGCCGACGTAAACGACGACATGCTCGACGCAAGATCGGTCTTAGCTTTGGCGAGCGCGATCTTGGCGGCGCGGATCGCGCCCTCGATGATCGTGATGACGGCGTTCCCCATCGTGGACGCAACAGAGTTGGTGACGCTTTGGATGCCGACGCCGACGCTCGTCATCATGTCCGCACCGATGCCTTTGAACAGCGGCGAAACGGAGTGGACCTGAGCCCGGGCGCGAATAGCGACCTCAGCAGCAGCGGCGACCTGAGCAGCAGCGGCCTGTACGGCGCCAACAGTGCTCGAGATTCCGCCAGCCAGACTCATCCCGATCGAGACACCCACGCTGCGAGCCGCGCCTGCCACCTTCCCAACAGATGCAGCGACCGTGGATACAACACCGCTGATCGACTTGCCCGCGTCCGCGACGACCTTCCCGGCCCCGGCGAGGAACCCAGAGTGCGCCCTCTGTCCAGCCGTGATGTTCGACCTGACCAGCGACTCGAGGTTGGCAAGGAACCCTTCCTTGCCGAGCAGTTTCGCCTCGGCAACGATCTTTTTGCTGCCGATCAAACTCGCCGACTTGTTGTAGCGGATCTCCAGGTTCGACGCTGCCGCCGCCAGGCGGGCGAGCGTGATCGCGGACAGCGCAGCCTTCGGGTCGCTCTCCCTCAAACTCTGCGCCATGTTCCGGGCAGCAGTGCTGATCCGACCAAGTTGCTGCTCCGACCTGCCGATGTTGCTGCCGAAATCAAGGTTGCGTTTCAGTCCTTCGACGGCGGCGATCGGGTGGGCGACAGTCCGGGCGAACGCGTCGAACGTCCCCGAGATCGACTGCGTGCCCTGCCCGAGCGGACCGAAGTTCGATAGGAGTTTCCCGTAGGAGGCGTTGAGGCCGTCCAGTTTGCTCTTTAGCCGCGTCGTAGTCTGCTCGTGCTTGTCCTGCGCTGCATCGACAGCGGCGCCGGCGGACTTGACGGCATCCTGCGCGGTAGCGACATCGTTCTGCGCCTGCTTGTAATCGCGCCACGCCTGAGCACCGACACGGGTCTTCTGCGTCCCGGCAGCCAGCACCTCGTGCCACGCCCTCGTCTTCTGGGCGAGCGAGTCCTGCGTGTTTCCGAGCGCGATCTCCTGGTTCGACAGTTCCCGCTGCGCCGTCGTGATGTTCGGCGTCAGGTTCTTCAAGTCCCGGATCGTCGCGAGCATGTCGCGGAACTTTGAGTTCGCGTTCGCGACCTGGTTCTCGACGTTGATGAACGCCCGGCCAAGGATGTAAGCGGCACCGGCGAGTATGACCATCGCGGCGGCGAGCTCGGGGTTCAGCACCATCAGTTTGAGCGCGCCCGACACCTGGCCGATCGCGGAGAACAACTTGCCGAACACGATCAGGATCGGGCCCACGGCGGCAGCGACCGTAGCCAGAATCCCGATCCATTTCTTTGTTGCCGGTGACAGTTGGTTGAACCAGTTGAGTGCCCGCGTCAGGGCGTCCACTACGCGATTGAGCATCGGCAAGAGAGCCGAGCCGAGCTTCTCGCCGATATTCTCGATCTGCGCCCGAAACTGCGCCATGCCACCGGCGGCAGTAGAGGCATAGGCGGCCGCCTGCCCGTGCAGTCGCTGCGTGACCTCGGCAATGACCTGGTTGCCCGTCGCCAACTTGTCGGCGAGTTTGGCCGTAACCTTCTCCTGCTCGGTCGCCGCATCTCCTGTTTTCTTATGCGCCGCCTTAAGCGCGTCCATCGCGGTCGTAACCGGGATGACATTGATGCCGAGTTGCTTGACGGCACGGGCGCTGCCGGTCATCGCCTGCGACAACATCTGTGACGACTGCTCGAGGCTGATGTGCTTGAACCGAGCGAGGTCTTCGGCGACCGCCAGATCCCTGACCGACTTCGTGCTCGATTGCGTGGCGACAACGAGACGTGCGAGTCCGCCCTGGAGCTCGATGTTGGTGAAGCCGAGCGCACGGCCGCGTTGCTCCGCTCCCTGGAGACTCTTGTCCATTCCCTTGACGGACAGCCCCGACGATTTAACCGCGGCGTTGAACTTCGCCATCGACGCTTCGGAGTCGAGCGCCATCTTGGTTATGACGACGCCGACGCCGACGATCGGCAGGGTGACACTCTTGGTCAGCGTCTTTCCGAACGACGTCATGCTTCTGCCGGTCTTTTCCATCCGGCCTGCGAACGTCGTCGCCGCACTCGAAGAGCGAGTCAGCGCACGCTCAAGTCCGGCGGTATCGCCGGTGATGACGACCTCAAGTTTGCGCGGCACGACTCACCCCCTCACGGCTTCATAAAGTCCCAGCAGGCGTTCAACTGCTGCGGAGACATGTCGGCGATGTCCGACGGGCTCACCCCGCAGAAGTGCCCAAGTGAGGGAGACCAGTAAGACTCTGGTCGCTCACCGGGAGGACCGAAACGGTGCTCGAACTGTCGCCAGAAGATCCGATCCTGCCGGAGTCTCTTGGCTCGGGCTCGCTGGCGGTCTCGGTCGGTTGCGCCGGGGGGAGAGCATCATCCTCCACAGCCACCACGCCCTCGTCCTCGTCGTCCTCGAGCGTCACCGACCCGGCCGGGGCGTCCCAGAGCAAATCCTCCGCGCCTTCCTTGCCTTCGCGCTCCATAACGACGACGGCGAGCGCTACGACCATGTCGTTGTCGCCGGCCTGGAACGCCTCCATGAACTCTCCGGCTCGAAGCCCGGTCATCTTCTTGATCCTGTGCAACTCCCGGTTCGAAAAGAACGTGATGTCGGCCGGGTACTCGCCGTCCAACCCGGGAACGTCTGTAACAACTAGCTTCACCGCTTCCTCCTTGTCCTTTAGAACCCGGCCTCGCTGCCGAGCCTGTCCAGCATCAAATCGAGCCGGGCGACGACCGCTTCCTCCTTGTCGCCGAGGGCTTTCATCAGGTACCACATCTGATGCTTTCCGTAGTCCGGCCGCATCCCTGTGGTCTTGCGGTACCGCTGTTCCACTACCGCCGTCGACCCGCGGACACGCGGACGGAAGCCGCCCGCCGAGCGTGGCGAGATGTGCATAAAACCGGCGGCGGCCTCCTGCCTGACGATCAGGGCGGCCGCCGACAGTTCCCGCTGAATATCGCGGCGTAGTTGCTTGTCGATCTGGCCGAACGCCCGAACGAGCTCGTTCAGCCCCTCGACCTTGACCGCCCCTGCCATCGGGCTACGTGGTCGCCATGACGACGGCGCCGGTGCAGGTAAACTTGACCTGCGTGTCGGAGCGGTCGCCGACCTTGCCGCTGAGCGGCATGTAGTCCATCAGGAGCGCGGTGGCGGTGAACGACGGGTTCGTCGTCGAGACGGTCGTGTTGACCGGGACGATCTTGACGGTGAAGCCGGTGCTCGACAGCAGCGGCCACAAGGTGGCGTTCACCTTCGCCGAGGCGAAGTCCTGCAGGAACGTCACGGTGATCGTGTCCGAGCGGAGCCCGACAGCGTGCTGCGTTGCGGTTGCGCCCATGGCGGTGATGTCGACGTCGTTCTGGGAGATAGCCACCTCGACTGAGTCGACGTGGTCGGTCAGGTCAACGGCGTTCACCGTCACCTGCGCGTTGGTCAAAATAACGACTCCCACTTTGGCCCCTTCCTCTAGGTTGTGCCGCCCCAGAGTTGGGGCTGGCTTACTGCGCTGCGACTAGGCGCCGCAGATGACGTACACGTCCCACTCCGCGCCGAGCACGGATGAGCCGTCGGAGCGCACGTACTCCTGGTAGGCGCGGCACTCCCTTACGTCCAGGTCGGAGCACGCCCCGCCTAGAGTCTTGTCGGTCTCGATCGCGTCCTGCACCGATGACGCGGTGCCGGTGCCGATCATCTCGTCGAGCAACTTCTGCGCCCCGATGTCGGAGACGGCGCCGACGAAACCGAACACGACCATGTACCAGTTCGTACTCCCGCCGCCCATCGCCTGCCCGTACTCCACAGCGACGTCGCTGGACGGACGCACCCAGAGCGTCGGCGGCGTCGGGTTCGCGAGCACATAAGCCGACACCTGCTCGACCCCGGCGACAGCCTGGAGGTTAGCGGCGAGACCAGCGCGGATCGCGGCAAGCGAAGTCACCCGCTCGGACGCTCGCGTATGTAGTCCGAGAGCAGAAACTTGACGGACGGATCTGTGACGGCCAGCCGAGTGACGGCGCCGACGTCGAGTCCGATCGCGACGATGCCGAACGGCGCCTCCCGAGCTCGGCGGAGCAGCTGCGTGGCGAGGATCGTGACGGCCTCGACGATCGCGCCCGGCACCGCCGCCCATCCGAACTTGCCGGTCACTTCAACTGAACGCGGCCACGGCGGTAGCGCCCTCCCCCACACGAGGTTGACGGTCGCGCGCGTCCACGGCCTGCCGTCCGAGTCAGCGTTGTTCGGCTCGAGCACGAACCACTGATTCAGCGTCCACGCCTCCTCATAAACGCCGTCGCCGTTCCGGTCGACCTTCAAACTCGTGAGCGTTATGAGGTCGTCGATCAGACAGGTGCTGCCCGTCTGCGGCGTGTAATGCCTGACCTGCGTGGCGTCACTGTCGGCGTAGAACCTTCGATTGCACGCGCCCTCGATTCCGCGCGAAGCAGCCTCGATCGCGGCGGTCACGTCGTCTTCCGCGAACGTGGTGCCGGTGAGCTCGAGCGTGGCTTTGAGTTGTTCGTTGGTGAGGTAGACGGTCACGCGCCCTCCGGGGTGATCCTGACGAGGATGTAGGAGTCGTTCGGGAACGTCTGGATGCCGCCGCCCTGGTAGGTGACCTGCCAGTCGGCGAGGTAGAGGCCGGAGACGCTCGTGTTCCCGGCGATCCAGGCGTAGGACACCTTGCCCTTCGAGCCGTCGACGCCGGTGCCGTTCTGGTCGTTCGACGCCGCCGCGTCGATGACGGGCGTGCCGCTGCCGTTGATCGGGGCGACACGGAACTTGACGGTGGCGTTCTGGAGGTTGACGGCCGCCCCGGTTGAGTCTTCGAGCGTCGTATGGATGATGCTGGTCGTGTCACCGACACGGAGAAAGAAGTCTGCTACTGGCATCACGGCCCTTTCACGAGGTGGCCTCGACGATCTCGGTTACGGCCTGGAAGACGACAGGAGCGTCGTCGCGGTCGCCGACCTTGCCGGATAGCGGCGTGTAGTTGGTGAGAATGCAGGTGGCGGAGAATGTCGGGTTGGTCGGCCCGGTCAACGAGTTCTGCCGTGGCTTGGCGGTCACGGTGAACCCCGAGCTCGACAGCAGACCGGACAGGACAGCGTTCACCTTTGTGACCCCGAAGTCCTGTAGGAAGGTGGCCTGGATGACATCGGTGCGCATGCCGAGCGTCCAGACGGTCGCGGTATCGCCGTAGCTCGTGACGTCGATCGGGGCGGAGTGCGTGCCGAGTTCGAGCGCGTCGAGGTGGTCGGAGAGATCGATGCCGTTGACGATCAGCCCGCCGTCAAGGAGGACATGGAGCGGTGGTAGTACCGGGTGTCCGCCAGTTCTCGCGCCTGTCGCGTAGAGCCTAGCGCGACCTGCACCGGTCTTGCCGAGATGGAGTTCGTCCTTTCCTGTCGCGTAGAGCCGCGCGACCCCGGCACCGGTCTTCTGGTAGGTGATGCCGGCAGCGGGGATGTACTGTTTGACACCAGACCCGTAGAGTCGAGCGACCCCGGATCCGGTCTTCTGGTAAGTGGTGCCACCAGCGTGGATGTACTGCTTGGCGCCTGTCGCGTAAAGTCTCGCGACCTTGGCACCGTCCCACGGTATCGCGTCCCAGGCGTCTCCCCACGGGTCGGCTCCCGTCCCGCGTTCGACGTAGGTAGCTGCGTTGCTGCCACCACCATGGATGCGAGCCGCACCGGCACCCGTCTTCTGGTAGATAGCGTGTCCGCCGACCTTGCTGCCCGACCCGTAGATGCGCTGAACGACCTTGCTGCCACCCCACGGCATCGTGTCCCAGGCGTCGCCCCACCCGAATGTCTTGAGGTTGCTGCCGGTCTCTACATAGATGCATGCCTTGCGGCCCGCCGCGTATGCCCTTGTTGTGCCCGTACCGGTCTTCTGGTAGACGATGCCACCGGCCTCCTGTTCCGGGAACGGCACGAGCGGCGAAACGCGTGGGCCTGCGGTGGTGCCACCGGTTCTGCTGCCTGTTGCGGAGAGTTGCGCGACCCCGGCGACCGCCTCGCCGTAGGTGACCTGCTTAGTGCCGTATCCCTTGGGCATCTACGTCAGCCACGCAAACCCGGTCTTCGTGTAGATGGTTCCGCTAGCCGCAGCCTTGTAAGTTTGGAGAACGGCCGCGTAGGAGTTGGCGTTAGGCGACCACGACCCTGTCGCGGTCTGGGTGCCTGTGCTGGAAAGGATCAGGTATTCGACGGCCAGGCACGGCGATGTCCCGGTCGTGATCGCTCCAGCCTGACTGTAGCTACCGCCAGGCGTGAACGACGTCTCCGCGCTAGCGCCAATGGCAACAGCGGCGATGGCAACCTCGGCCGCGAGCGTTGTTGCGCCGGTAGCGCCCACCGACATCGACGAGACGCTAGGCGCGCTCGACGCGGTCGCGTTCTGATCCCCAGCCGGGGAACTCGTGTCGGCGCCGGAGAACTCTAGGATCTTGATCGACATAGCGTTCACGTCGGCGACATTTATGGTGACTACGGTCGGCGCGTTCGCCATGTAGGCGGCGGCGAATCCGCACCCGGTGATCGACCCCGTAACCGCCGCTTTCTGAGTGTTCGTCGTCCACGTGTTCGGCGTAGATCCATTGTCGGTGACTCCTGAGCCGGAGATCGGGTTGGCGTTCGTCAATGCGCGACAGCCGACGACAACGACGAGCAAACTGCCTACCGATACGCCGCTGATGGTTTTGGCGTAACTGGTGCTGCCGGTGTTGTTGACGCTCGAGTGCCGCTCGGCGACGAACGCGAGAGCCATTACGCGATCGCCACCCAACCCGAGGAGCCTGACCCGGATGACTTGTAGTAGATGCACGTGCCGGCGCCGGCGCTCGTGAGGTTTAGGTAGTAGGACCCGACCGGGGCGGACTGGACTCCGCCCGGCGCGCCGTTGCCGGTGTAGATGCCAGGACCAGCGCCGAGATCGATCAGCGGCGGCTCGAAGAGCCGATAGACGTTACTGGTCACGGACAGGTTGCTGCACCCGTTCACGCTCGAAGCGAACCCGTTGGCGGATACTCCGACCGCCGAGTTGAAGCCCGAGTTCGTGTTGATCAGAAGCCCCTTGACGTTCGCGCCTCCGGCAGCGTTCATAGTTAGCCCGCTGACGAAGTTGTACTGCCCCGAGTTCGTGGTGCCAAGACCGTCCGTGTCGATCGTGAACGCCTGCACCGCCGTCTGGTTTTGGACCTCCCAGCCGATACTCGTAAACTGGTTCCAAGCCCCCAGGCAGACGATCGCGCCGCCGTCCATCTTGACGCCATACACACGCCAATGCGCAGCGGCTCCTGGCAGGTAGATGCTGGTGGGGCAGCCAACGAACGAGCCGCCCTTCACCTCCGCCCCAAGGCACTTCACGGGTTTGATCGCGTTCGTCAGGTTGTAGAAGGTGCAGTTGTCGATCGTGTGCCACGACGCGTCCTGACCCGCGGTGAACGTCGACGTCCACCCCGTCGTACCGTCCGTGTTCGCGTTCGCCGCGAACACGCAGTCGCGGAATGTGACACGGCTCGTGTTGTTGATGCTGACCAGGGTCGAGCCGAGGAGTTTGTCGTAGAGCAATAGGTTCTCGAACATCGGCCCCTGCGGGTTGTGGGTGGCGCCCGCGTCGATGCTGAACAAGGTCATAGCGTTCGTGCCGGTCAGAATCGCTGACCCGTGTCGCGGGTCGTTATAGATCGGACGGCCGACGCCAAGGAACTTCACGCGTTTGGTGCCCAGGTTCAGGGTGGAGTTGATGACATACCGGCCGCCGGGGACGAGAATTACCGGCTCGCTGTTCGTCGCTCCGGTGCCGAGGTCGATGGCGGCCTGGAACGCAGCCGTGTCGTCCGTCGCGTTGTCTCCGAGCGCCCCCATCGCTTTCACGTTGATGAAGTGCTGGTCGATGTAGTCGAGGTTGGAATCTACGAGCGTTCCCCAGCCGATTTCGCCGGCGGCGGGCTTGTAGAGCTTCCCCGGCGTATAGGTGCCCACCTAGCCTGCCCCCATCACGTCTGCCGGCACAGCCCGAGGGTTTGCAGAACGGTGATAATGTCGTCAACCGTGTGTGCGGCCCCGGTCGCGAGCAGCGGCTGCACGACTGGAGTTGCGTTCCAGAACCCGATCTTCTGTCCTGCCGCCCCACCCGACGTACCGATCTTCGTACCGGTGCCGGTTGAGAACTGGAAGTTCAAGCCGCCGCCAACGATGAGGTCGCCGGAGTACCGGGTATTCGTGAGGAACTGACACTCGTTCGAGGTGTTCCACGTCAGGAAGTTGATGTCGGTCGAGTTGTCCGCCTTGCGGCCGACGAAACTGGTGTTGTTCGGAATCCTGATCGGGCCACTAGTGTAGGTTGCGCCGTTTAGGTCGATGCCGTAGGCCGTGTAGGCGCCGCTAGCCACAATCCCTGACGTACCGCCGGTAAGGGACAGCCCGGCGGCCGACAATGTCCCGGCCGTCACACCTGCCAGAGTGGCGAGTCCGGTCGTGTCGATCCACGAGCACACAGAGCCCGTACCGACCGTCGGTGCCGGGGTCGAGTTACCGCGCGACAGCAGGAACAGGTTGTTGGTAGCAGGCTGCGTGTAGCCGTCGCCGGTACCTCGAGAACGGATCGCCGCCCCGTTCGTGTCCACATGCAGGAAGAGGTTATGGCGGCAATGACCAGACCCACCCGTGCCGGAGCCCAACATATCTAGGGCGATCGCAGTGCCACTCTTGTTGATCGACAGTCCGAGGAACCTATTGCTGTCGGTGTCGCCCATCTCAACCCCGGTGCCGTTCTGAACGTACACCTGACAGTTCACGAACACGTTGACGGACACATTGCCGCCCCCGGTCGCCCACGATCCCATCGTGATCCCCTTAGCGGTCGAGGTCGTCGCGCACGCCACGGTGACCTTCTCGAAGATGCAGCCTTGGAGATCCTCTGTCCCCGCGAGGTTTACGGTGTTCAACGCGAGACCGACACTGGTGCCGTCATGGATGTGGATGTCGCGGAACTCACCGCCGTAGATCGACTTCAGGCTAATGACGGTGGCGGCGAGGTTGTTGCCGTGGAACGTGATCCCCTGAATGCCGCAACCTTTCAGCGACTCGGCGGCCGTGCTCGCCTCCCACTTCAACATCGTGCCGGTGCCCGACAACCGCTTGAACACGGTGCCATGCGTAAGCGCGCTCGTGTACGGAGACCCGACAGACCCCTGCCCCTGCAAGCGGATGAACTGCTTGTCAGTCAGATCGAGGGTGCCATTGACGACGTACTGGGCGTCAGGGAACCTGATGAACAGCCCGTCCGCTGTCGCGGCGTTGATCGCTGCCTGGATGGTGGCGGTGTCGTCGGTGGTGCCTCCTGCCGCACGAACGACAGCGACGCCGGGGGTGACGAATGAGTCGAGCGTGTCGAAGTTTCCGTCTACCAGCGTCCCCCAGCCGGTCTCGCCGACCGCAGGCTTATATAAGCCGAGATTCGTTGTGGTGCTACCCATTTGTCCTCCCGCTGCCGACTAGGACTCTTGTGCTGCTCGAGGTTGGTTTGCCGTTGGTGGTTCCGTCTTCGCTGATCGCGCCCGGGGCACTCCACGGAGCGATGTTCCAGGAATCGCTGTCCCACTTGCTTGCGACGTCCGCGTATTCCGACGGTTCGGCGATCGTGCTGTTTCCGTTCACCGTGAACTCGTTGATACCCGACCCGGTGGCGACCTTTGTGCGGCCGTAGACTGGTTCGCCGGCGCCGGACTGTAGGTGCAGGCTCTCGCCGGATCCGTACAGCCGCGCGATGCCCGCGCCGCGCTCGACATACAGGTTCGCGTCGGGCCCGTATGCGTACAGGCGGGCGATCGCCGCGCCGGTCTCGGCGAACGTGGTGGCCTTGCTGCCGGTGGCGTATAGCTTGCCGGTGGCGGTGCCCGTCCTGGCCCTGGTGTTGAGCTTCGCCCCCGAGCCGTACAGCTTGGCGGTGCTCGCGCCGGTGCGAGCCCTGATGTTGAGTTTGGCACCTGTCCCGTACAGTTGGGCGACGGCCGGTGCTTTGCGGTTGAACAGAGATGCGTCAGCACCAGTCGAGTAGAGTCTCGCGACCGCGGCGCCGGTCTTGGTGTAGACCTGGCCGCCTGACGGGATGTACTGCTTCGCACCCGACGCGTACAGCTTGGCGACCCCGGCACCCGTCTTGTTCAGGTGGAGTTCGTCGCCACCCGAACCGTAGAGCTTCGCTACGACGGCGCCACGCTCGACGTAGGAGACGACCTTGCCGCCTGCGCCGTAGAGCCTGTTGACACCCGCGCCGGTCTCGACGTAGGTGACAACTTTGCCACCCGAGCCGTAGAGTTTTGCTACTCCGGCGCCGCGCTCCTGATAGGTGACAACCTTGCCGCCGACCGCGTAGAACTTGGCTACCCCGGCGCCAGTCTTGTTGACAAGCGCCGCGTCCGCGCCAGTCGCATACAGCTTCGCAACCGCGGACCCGGCCTTCGTGTAGACGGTGCCACCGCTCGGGATGTACTGCTTGGCGCCCGCGCCGTAGAGTTTCGCGACGCCCGCCCCGGACTTGTTAACGAGCTCTCCATCGGCACCCGTCGCGTAGAGTTTCGCGACGCCTGCCCCAGTCTTGTTCGCGAGCGCCGCATCCGTGCCCGTGCCGTAAAGCTTCGCCGCCCCGGCTCCCGCCTTGATGTAGGTGGATGCGCCCGTCTTGTAGAGACCGGCGCCGGTCTCTACGTAGGTGACCGCCTTGCTGCCGGCCGCGTAAAGCTTCACCACTCCGACGCCGAGCCGGTTGAACAGCGACGCGTCGGCCCCCGTACCGAACAGCCGGGCGACACCCGCACCCGTCCGGTTGAACAGCGAGGCGTCCGTGCCGGAGCCGTAAAGCTTGGTGGCACCCGTGCCGCTCCTGTTGAGCAGGAGTTGGTCGGCGCCCGTCGCGTACAACCGTGTTGCGCCCACACCGGTCTTCTGGTAGACGACGCCGCCAACAGGCGGAGCGTCGCCGGGCGGCTCGACCGGCCGGACGATGATCGGGCGCGCGAACCGCACTAGCGTTTAGCCGCCCCTATGAACGCAAGCGGAGGCTGCAGAACTACGGGCGGCCCGGTCGGAGTCGGCGGCGTACCCGCGGGTGGCTCAACCGGCCTGACAAGCGCCGGGGCGGGGAAATGCATGACGACAGGCATGCATCAGTTCAGGGATTGAATGAGCCAGTAGTGGAGCGTGGACGTGTTCGACGCGCTCGACGAGCCCCACGTGATCCCCATCTGCAACCCGCACCCAGCCGTCCCCTGGCCTGTCGTGTCGATCGTGGCCGCGAGGCCGCCCATCGGGACAGCGGGGAGGATCGTGCCGGACGGAACACCCCAGACCGCGAACCCGAAGCCCTTACCCGTACCGGCGTCCTTGTTCGGAGGCGACGTCCAGACCACCATGTCGAACTGCGCGTAGAACGGCAACCCGGTCGAGCCGGTAATCGTCGTCCACGCAATCGACGGGCCGAGCGACACGTTCGTCCCGATCGTGACGTTGCTACCCCAACGTGGAGTGAGCACCACAGTCGGCGTGGCCGTGTTGCCGTACAGCCCGCCGAACGTCAGCCGATACGCCTTGCCCGCCCTCGCGTCGTTCGCGGGGATCGCACAGAACTGGTTGATCAGATCCTGCGTAACCGCACCAGCGTTCGTCGGGCCCATCATGCAGATCTCCGACGCCGACGTGTTCCTGGCGTTGAACGCGCCCGTCGGCGGATCATTGATGTCCGCCGCGACCAGCCCCTGCCGCGGCATCCCGTAAATGTGCGGATGCTTACGGGCGAGCTCCAGGTTGCGGCGCACCTTCTCCGGTGCACGTTCGAGCAGCCACTGCTGGTGGAACGGCCCGAACGGTTGCCCGGCGACCCGCTCGAGGTCGATCAGGTCTGAAACAGTGAGCGTGGGTGTTTCCATTCGAGCCTCCTAACGATTCCGACGCAGGTAGACGAGGTTCATCTTGGATGTTTGCGGCAGGCCGCCGAGCGCCGTGCCGCCCCCGAAGTTCGTAAACGTCCAGGTGTTGTTGCCGGCCTCGAGCACGAGATACCCGGCGGCTCCGTAGGTGCTGTCCGTCGCTGTCCCCAGAGACGTCCAAGCGCCCGCTCCGGCCTTGTACCACGCGGTGATAGTCGTCCCGATGATCGACATGCCGACCGAGTCGCCGTTGGCGATCGCCTGCGCGAACGTGGCGAGGGCGGCGCTCGCCACGCCGGCGTCGATCCGGGTAAGGACGACGTTGTTCGTGTTGTGGGAGCACGCCATGTGATAGCCGTCGAAGGTGCCGCTCGATATCGTGCTGACCCTGGCGTAAAGGTCACACTCCGAGCTGGTGCCGGCGGTGGCGACGGTGACGTAAACCTCGCTGTCGGGCCCGTATGTGGTCACGTTCCACCCGTCAGAGGCGAACGCGGCGGTATGAGGGACGGCCGCGTTAGACACGATGTCCATGCCGTTCGCGTCGCCGACCGCGTTCGCTGTCCAGTTCGCCCCTAGCCCTGTGCTGTTGGTCCTGGTGAACGTGTCGAGTACGGAGGTGTTCGGAAACGCCATCTAGCGTTCGTCCGCCCCGGCGTCACAGTTCGTGACAGCAGGTCGAGTGTCCCCGTCGAAGTCGACGGTCGTGATCGGAGTGCAGGTAGCTGCAGGAACGAGATTGTCGGCGGAAGTCGTGCCTCCCGTCAAATGCAGGTCGAACGTAGAGTCCACGAACGACGGAGACACCGGGTACACGTCGCCAGTCCCGCACGTGCCGTTCTGAGCGCCTCCGTAGGTGACCCACGCGTTGTAGCCGTAGCTCGCGATCGCGGTGCCGCTATCGAACGACGTGCAGCCCGTATTGCCTGTCAGCAGCAGCGGACCGAGATTCCCGACCAGATTGAAGGTGGTCGCGGACGAGGTGCCGCCCGAAGAGATGTTAAGGCCAATCGGGACGTTCGTGGTGTTGAAAGCGATCGTCCAGGCTCCCTTAATGCTGTGGGTGCCGGCGCGGGCGTCGAGAGTGATCCCTGAGTTGCAGTTGTCGGCGTTCGTGGTGATCGCGTTGTTCGTGATCGTCAGCGGGCCGTTGATGTCCCCGTTCGTGTCCTCCATGAAGATGCCCTGGCAGCCGACGTTGTAGATCCGGTTGCCAGTGATCGTGGACGACTGAAGACCGTAGATGTGAATTCCGTCGATGTGCGCCGTGCCGTCATCGACGCTCGGGCAAGACCCGGCCGCCTGCGGAGTGTTGCTCTCGACAGTGGTATACGTGCTGGGCCAGTCCGCGCAAAACCGCATCACCGACTGGATCAGGTTGCCCTTGATCTCTAGACCCGATGAATCCTGTCCGGAGGAAGCCACCGAGATCCTAATGCCTTCCGGACTGTTGGCCGCACTGCCGCAGCAGGACGGGCCGATGGTGTTGTAGTCGATCTTCCAGTTCTGCGCGTTCTCGATCTCTATGCCGCGATAGTTGACAGCCTTGTCCATCTGAATGTGGTTGTGGAAGACGTAGACGTTGGCTGGCGACGAGGATCCCGCGTTGCCCTTGGCGACGCCCTGGTCGTTGCTGCTCGAGATGTTGAAATACTGGATGGTGGAATACGCACCGCCCGCGGAGAAGTCCACGCCAGCCAGAGACGTACCTGCGAACGTCGCGCAGAAATTCGTCTCAGGGGCGAACACGATCTGGGCACCCGAGCCCTTGCTGGTACTGAAAGCCTGCGACCCGTAACTACCGCACTTCACCACAACCTGATCTCCGGCATTGGCCGCGTTGTACGCCGCCGACAGGCTCGAACAGGCTTGGGCGTCCACATACGCTCCGGCAGTGGATTGGCGAGTGCATGTACCGCCGTCCGTGTCTACCCACAGGTTTGCCACCGTCCCGCCGCCACCGCCACTGACAACTCCGCCCTGCCACACACCAATGCCGAGCCCGACCACTGCCGCAGCGAGAACGGCGCCGCCGATTCTGCGGAACCCACGCCGTACCGGCGACACCTAGTACCTCCTGAAAGATGGGTAGACGGTGACGGTGCCGGTGCTCGCCACCAGTTTGATCGCGGACAGGTTCGTGAGCTCGAACGTGCCGCCGGCGGGGATGCAGATCCCCATCCCGGCCGCCGTCGGTGTCGTCCCGTCTTCGGTGAAGTAGATGTCGCCGCCGCCCGGCGGAACGCTCAACAATGCGTGCGTGGCGCCCGTCGGAATACCGCTCGTGATCGTCGACAGCAGCACGGCCGTTGACACCGCAAGCGTGTGCGCCGAGGCAAGAATGGTGGGCGGCGTCGTCGCGACCTGCCCGACCATCGAGTAGTAACCGTCCGCGTTCAGATAGACGACAAACGTGCGGGCAACCCCGCCCGAATCGTTCAGCGTGATCGTCGACAGAGCCATCTATCCTCCAGCTCGGTGGTATGCGTGGTAGGCGTCGCGGAGCGCCAACCCTGTCTGCGTCACCACAGCAGGCCAGGCTCCCGCATTACTCCAGTATGTTTCCAGACGGCTAGCCTCACCAGGGTTGGCGCGCTTGAAACTGGCATAGAGCGTCCCGGAGAGAAAATGCTGGTGAAAGCTAGCCAGATCGACGACGACCTCGCTCGGTAGCAGCGGAAGCGGCACCAGCGGTGACAGTTCTGCCATCAGCCGCCGAGGATGACCGTCGGCGTCACCTTGATCTGATCCGAGCTGTTGATCGTCACGGCCGTCGTGTCGTCGAAGTTCGCCGCAAAGTACGTCTTGCCCACGGTAAGCGAGTTGCCGAGCCAGAACCCGTTAAGCGCGCCACCCGTGTAGGCGGCGGTGGCGACCGGGAACGAGATCTGCGCACACGCTGACGTGCGGCCGGACGTGGTCGATCCGATTGCGCCCCATGACGCGCTCGAGATTGTTTGCCGTGCGTAGGATCCCGCGCCTGGCTCCGTGTACGACAGCGCTACGGACGCGGACGTCCCGACCGTGGACGCAGTGAACGTGTTGAACAGGGCGAGCCAGGTGTTGACCGGTGCTACGCCGGACGTGGCGAACCCCGAGTTTGCGAGCACGAGGTCGATGCCCTCGTTGGGCCAGATCTCTGCCATTCAGACCGCCTCCTTTAGGCGATGGGGATCATTGTTGGTCGCCGATCGCCGGCGGCCTTACACTTCGAGCAGTACCAGCGGTCAGCACTGAGCCAGAGCACGGAGCGCATCTGGCCGCACTCGCAACAGACGGTGATCATGACCGCGTTGTCGTCACTGTTGCCGAACTCGAGCGTCGGGTGACCGTTGACCTCGGGGAGCGTGCCGACCTCGTAACGTCCGGGCCGTTTGCGCTTGAGGTATGAGGTCATGCGGAAACCGGCTCGCTCGGCTTCAATCCGATGTAGATCTCGTTCTCGCCGTCCTGCCCGCCGTGGTCGATCTTCACCATCAGCGTGCCATCGCGCCACTCCGGCCACAGGTATGCCTGCCCGATGTGGCCGAGCAGCGCGTCCGAGTCGCACCAGATGTTGTAGCCTTTGGCGCGGATCTTGCGGCAGAACTCATAGTCCTCGTTCAGGTAGACGCCGTCTGTGCTCTCGAAATAGGGGAACCCGATGTCGTCGAGGACACGCCTGCGGACGAGCATGCCGGCGCTGCCGGACGCCATCACCATGAACGGTACGTCGGGCACCTCGTGGAGTTGGTACGGCAGCCAGCCGGGGTAGTCGCGTCCGAGGCGCTCGTCGTGGAACACCGACTCCTCTTTCGCGATCGTCAGCGTATACGGCGGGTTGCGTTTCACCCCAAGCGGGACGACCACGTCGACGTCATCCTCGAGTAGACGGACGAGCAGGTCGCCGGGGAAGCGGTGATCGTCGCCGAGTATCCACGCCCACTCGTGATCGTCCGGCATGTCCATGATCGCCATGTTCAGGTTGTCGGTGATCGACGCCGAGCGGCGCATCAGGACGCCGGAGCCGGGCGGCGTCGCGAGGTTAAACAGGTCGATGACGAAGTCTGGGTAGCGGAGCTGGTCGCCGATCGGGATGATGACGCTCCCTGGCGGCTGCTTCCTCGCCCGGTCTTTAGGTGTCATTGGCCGTGGGCGGCGGTACGTGCAAGGAGGGAGTTCATACCGCCGCCTCGTCGGCCTCGAGGACGTCGGATTCGTCCTCGAACTCGGGCGGGTCGTGGTTCGCGAGCCACTCGGCCCGTGTCTCCTCTCGCATCGCGTAGTAGCCCTTCTGCGTCTCACGGCGGGTCTTCGGCCTGTCCTCCGGCCGGTGGTAGGAGACAAGGTCACGGCCTAGATCGCAGGTGGGCACGTCCTTGTCCCAGTTCGGGCCGCGCACCCACTCGCGCTTCCCGGCAGCGCCCATGACGCTGTACAACCAGTGTTGCGGGCCAACTCGAAGCGTCGGGTTCCACCGGAAGATGTTGCGATCCTTGTACGTCCACTCGCTGTCACAGTCACGGTCGCGCACGTATTCGGACAGGCCGAACGGCGACGGTACCTCGAGCCCCATCCACTCCATGACGGCGGTGTCGGCGAGCATGTCGCGGCCGTCAAGGACGGTGTAGGTGGCGACGTTGAGGTCGGTGGCGGCGAGGCGGGCGCGGGCGATCTCGGGGTCGACCTGGAGGATGCACTGGTCGGCGTCGAAGATGAGCACCCAGTCCTCGTCGGTCAGTTCAAGCGCGCCGGCGAGCCGGAGCAGTTGATTCCGCTTGGCGAGTTCGTTGCCCCACCAGATCGACGTTGGCCGGTAGATGAGCGACGCGGCCCCGCCCGCTTCGGCGGCGTGCATGATCGCCTCGGCCTCCCGGGGGTGGCTGCGGGCGCGGGCGCCCGGGGTGAGCGAGTAGGCGCCGTCGCAGGCGACGATCGTGTCGCAGATGCGGGCGAACCCGCTCACGGCGGCGGAGAGCCAGGACGGGCTCTCCATCCACCAGTTCAACAGTCCGACGACCTTCAACACGTGCTCCTTTCAATCACCGGCGAATCAGGTTGTAGACGGCCAAGGCAGCGAACGCCGCGAGGAAAATGATGATGAACTCGCGCCAACTCACCCACAAGGCGATCACACGGCCACGAGATCGTGCTCGACGGCGTGACGGTAGTAGTCGACAGTGCGGCGCAACCCGATTTCGAGCGGCATGAACGAGACCGGGCCGAGCGGACGGAGCGTGGCCGGGTTTCCGAGCACGGTGGAGTTTGTCGGCTCGCCCGGACGCATCGGCACATGGAGTAGATCACCCCAGCCGACCGCCTCCTTGACCATCTCGGCGATCTCGTTGACGGTCGTGGCTCGTCCCGTGCCGGCCTCGAACACGCGGTCGTAGACGCCGTGGTCCTGTAAAAGCGCACGGCAGAGAATGTCCGCGACGTCCTCGACGTAGACCATGTCCATGACCTGTTCGCCGTCTCCGTAGATCGCGAGTTGCTCGCGGCGCAGGCAAGGGAGGATGAAGTTGGGGACGATCTTCCTGACCGGCCCGGGCTTCTGCCCCGGACCGTACGCGTTGAGCGCACGAACGACGGCGATGCCGGTGCCGTGCTCGGCGTTGAACATCAGGGCGAACCGCTCGGCGGTCGTCTTGGTGATCGAGTAGCTGTTGTTCATCCAGTGGTTGCCTACCGCGATGTAGACAGCGGGCACCTCGTAGCGACGTACCGCCTGGAACACGTTGAGGCCGCCGTGGATGTTCGTCATCACGGCGGGCAGCGGATCCTCGATCGTCTCCTGCGTGCCAAGCACGCCGGCGAGATGGATCACGCCCTCGCTCGCGGCGACCGCCTCCGAGACGGAGGTGTAGCTGGTGACGTCGCCGAGGAACGTCTCCGCGTCGATGCCATCAGCCCAGCCGCGGTGGTCGAAGATCAGCGGATCATGGCCGAGCTCCTGAAGCCTGGCTACGACGTAGCGGCCGATGAAACCCGAACCGCCGGTGACAAGGACTTTCATGTGACCTCCGCGAGGAAGATGGTCTGGTCGGGAATGCCGGCCGGCGTAGCGCTGACGAGGTTGCGGCCGTAGAGGGCGCGATAGTCGTGCGGGATGTTCCAGTTGTTGCCGGGGTCGCCGTCTTGAGGATCCCAGTCGCAGTTGAGAATCCAGCGGTTCGATAGCCAGACCATTCGCCTGAGAAGGAGCGAGAAGCTGTGGTAGTTCTCGGGTTGATGCATTAGCACTTCGGCGCTGATCACCAGGTCTCTTTTGCGTAGTTCGGTCGGCCGATAGCGCTGGATCGACATCTTCCTGAACGTGCCGCGCGGCAGATGCCGTTTCGCCGACTCGAGCATCTCCTGGCATATATCGACGCCTGTGTAGCTGGCCTCCGGCCGGATCCGCTGAATCATCATGCCGAGCCTGCCGAACCCACAACCCATGTCGAGCACGCTGTCCCATTCGAGCGGTTCGAGCACGGCGGCGATCGCGTCCTCCTGCACCCGGTAGACGTCCGGGTCGCAG